GGCCTATCACGAAAGTGATTGACCTCTACATCATCAATGTAGAGCTTATAATCTTACAACTCTTACTAGAGTTGTAGAGAAGTTGCTTTCGCAACTATGTCGTCAACAAGATGACATTTATAATGTCGGCGGACTCGGAACTGATGGGGATCCTCGAAAGAGAGATCGAACTCATTTCCAATACCATAGAACTTACACCATGCAAATGGAAAGTAAATTTTACGGTAGACAGCTGTACTCTTACACTTGCGTGTAATGTACTGTCCATCGAGAACAAAAGCTCCTACATAGGCAAAAATGATCAAATCAAAATGCTTACGTAGCGATAAACCTTTACATTTATATTCGATAAATCGAACAGAAAATCTCTTCTCTTCAGTTGGGTATTGTATACCCTGGTCTGCATTGAAGAACTCTGGGATTAAATTACGATCTTTCTTGTTAATTAAAGAATACAAGAAAAGAAGCGTATTTTCCATATAATGATGTCTTGATGACCAATCAAGTACAAGGTTAAAGGCAATTGTTGCGTCGCGTGAAGTTTCTAACGAAGTGACATAAGGTGGTGTAATAAAAACACCTCCTTCGTAATCTCCGCCACATGACTCACGAAAAGAACCTTCTCGATAAGATTTATTATGGTTAATAATAAATCCGCATGAAGATAATATATCACTAACATCATCATACAAGAATTCTTGTACGATAATGTCATCGCCGAAAACGGCAGAGTGATTGAAATCAACATGATTAGAATAACCAGATGAATTGCGACAATTCGCTGCATAAACAGCAGCCAAACATACGCATGTCAACAAAGGAAACGTAAAACCATTTCCCATTGTTGAGACCATCGGAATTTCTAATAAATCGGAAGAATCGGGCATTATAACTTTATCTCCACGTAGACCCATAAAAAGATTATAAAAATCTTTAGGGAATATTGCTTTAACTAAAGCTGGAGTGATAGAATCAGATGCTGAACTCAAATCAAGAGTACAGTAATTGATGCCGTTTATACGGCTACCTAAACAAGCTAACGCATTGTTTTTGTTAGCTTGGTTTTCAATGTTTAAACCAATACTGGCTAAACATGAAGTGAGGTATCTACCGACTGCGAGTTGAAACCACAAATTAATGGTTGGCTCACAGGCTATAACACGCGATATATCTTTATTCTTAGGAACTGTCGTGATGCGGGCACCTTCTACAAATGACATAGATCCATTTCGGATCTCATCACAAACCTTATTAAATAAAGGTGGATGGTATGCATTTAAAAATGGTAGAAAGTGTTTGCAACTCTCGGTCATCGAAAGATTGCCTGTAGTTTGTAACTTATCTAAAATATGTGACAATGAACTTGTCGCATTTGCACCATGTCCAAACCTGATAAAATCAGGATGAGATAGCGTTTCAGGTAAGAAAACACATTGAGGATAACTTTCGATATCATAAGTTTCACTTATGTCTTTAGTACCTTTAACAAGCATATGATAGATAAAACTTTTCATATTGTTTATATCAAGTTCATTAGGTGCGAACGTAAAATTATTTATACGTTCAACATCTTGACGAAACTTGATAATAGCTTGTTTATTTGCAGCATCGGAGTCAGAAGGGTTTAGCTTTTTATCAAAGCGATCCTTGTAACGACGAGCTGCGGATGTAAAGACATTGTGAAGATCGAGGTTCACCGCTTCACTGTAACTAACATAAGGGTTAAGTTTTTTATTCATAGGACAGACCTAATGACTAGTGAAAATAGAAAGAATCTTAGAAGAAAAAGATTTCATCTAAGATGTTTATTGATAGCACTTATTATAAAGTACCTGTCAATAACAGCGTTGCAAGAGCATCTGCTTGTTGGTTTAAAGCACCAATATGAGCAGATACCATTGCGCGAAGCTCCTCAGGTTCGTAGGAATCTACACCTGCAGGAACAACGAACTCGGTCTTAATAAAAGCAGTTTGTACTGATTGATTAAGAGCGGGTAACGCACCTTTCCGAGTGATTACTTTGTACGAGTTTTTTGGTACAAAAGGAACCACACCAGTAGTCGGAAGGGCACTAGGTAATGTGCGCAATGCCGATGGCCTGAAAAAGGCAATCGTAAAAGGTTTTGAGATACTATGTACATCAACACCAGTTTGCGTACCACCGAGTGCAGAAACTGTCCATTGCTTACCCATAGTGGACGGCGCAGTATCGGCCGTCACAGTATATGTTGGGGATGTTAATCCCGTTACAGTGGCACCAGTTATATTAGAGAGTGAAATTGTCATAGAGTTATAACTCCGTTGGTTAAGTTAATTTAAGGTTATTTTACTTTAAGTAATGAGGCCAAATTTAACAACTTTGGCACCCAATGATCGGAGATCTGCGTAACGTCTTTCATATGAAATGACACAGGTTGTAGCCCAATTTTGGTTACATTGGCCCGCGTGAACGTATAGTAATCGTATTTCACATTACCAGGTTTTAGCCCGGCATCTGAATAGATACTGATCAAAGAACTGCTACGTGAAAGATGCAATGTCTTCTCAACTTCGGTTTTTGTGAGCTCAGAAGAGTTCAAATAAACCCAACTAGGTTGCATAATAACTTTCGAATTAATAAAATCGGAAGCATTAGTAAAATAGTCGACTACCCATGAAAAAGGAATCAATTCCCATATAGTAGGAATAAAATCCTCGGGTAATAAGTTAAGATTATTTGCATAATTCAAAGCGGATGATTGAGTATTTAACTCAAATGCACCCACCATACCATAACGCCATTTAGTTTTCTTCTGGCCCGTACATTTAGGAGTAACCCAGTTTGTTACAGCTGAGTAATCCATAAAAGACGGAGAAGAAATAGCACCCATAAGTTCATATTCTCGTGAAGTCATAACTTTCACAAGATGGTTCTTATTTTGGCTTTCTGCCAAGGCCTGACCTATTTCATGAACATCAGAAATAGTAGGCGAGATACTAAATGACCACGTTAGCCATAAATCTTGAAGAGATGAAATCAATCGTGTGAGATTCCGTTTCCGGAAATCTCCTTTGATCAAACCCAACATACTGACGAAAAGTTCCGTCATAGATAGCCCAACATGCTTATGTAAAGTAAGTAATTCTTTACTTTCAGCAAGAAAAGGCAATGTCTGAGGGTTAGCAACTACATTCATGTATTTGCGATACATCTTTTCATTAACCTCACCAATCAACGAATTCTTAATAGAAGTCGGGATAGTGAGATGGCTGGTATCTGACAAAGCTAAAGCATTCGAAGTTCCCTGTTGTGCAAAGTATTGATATCCTTGCCCAACGTATGGAACTTTTGGTGCAGTGAATGCAAAAAACGAAGGCGTATATCGTATATTACCAACACCAGAAGAGCTATACGGAAGTGTAGCATCTTGGTGCTTATCAATCAATTGTCTGTAATTAGGTAATTTTTGTATTACTCGATTAACAGAGTATGTTGTTGATGGTGAATAATGCGATGTAGCGGATGTACCAGAAATTGATACAGAAGTTCTGTATCCTTCAGCCACAAACTTTTTTGATTCGATTGTCATGGTCTTCCCCTGCGAAGTAGTGAACTCCACAAATCTATATATGAAAGCAGGACGCCCTCATGTATAGTTATCCGATACAAATGTATCCGATAAGAAGACGCCAAGATGCCCTGATGGGGCATAAATGGATTTAGGGTCTTAAGACCCAGAAAGAACTTGG